TACCCCACCCCTCATCTGATTGTCCCCTTATTCTACACGCGCCCGGCGCCAGAATCAGACAATCGGTGGACTGTTCATAAATCGTCACAATGGGGATTCGATCGATCTCCTCCTCTCTCCCCCCCCAATTATCTGCTACAATTATCGCAGTTCACACCACCGGACCATGATCGCCACTTACGCCACCGCCGCTGATTTCGCCACTTGGGAGGCACGTGCCAAGAGCATGAGCGATGAGGCGCTGCTCTGGAGCGCCCAGGATGCCCGCCGCGCCGCTGAGGCAATGCGGGGATGGAACCCCATCGCTGAGGGTCGTTACGACGATGAGGCGCACACCTATGGCGATGAGATCCGCCGCCGTCGTGCCAATCGCTGAACCGTCTGCCAGGGGGGCGGCAACGCCCCCATTACCCTTTACCATTAGAGCAAGCGGGACAGGAACCCGCACCACCACCAGAAACCATGGATCACTTCACCACCACCGCACAGATCGAAGAAATGCCGATCGACATCACATGGATGAGTGATGAAGAATTGGCAGCACTTTTGGAGGTTACTGTTGATCAACTCCTTGGATTGGAGGTTGAGGAAGTATAGAAATCTCGACGAGATGTGCGCATACAGAATCTCGACGAGATGTGTGCGCACAATACAATAAAACAACATTAAAACAAACACCAAACAATGAACAACAATCAAAAACAAATTAATTCAATTGGTTTCACAATTAAATACATATCACCATATAATGAATGCCAATGGCGAACACAATCTTTCACTACAAAGGAAGAGGCAGAGAGAATGATTAGATTCTATCAGTCTTGTGGTTCACCTGCACAGTTTGTATAAAGAACATGGCAAACAAATGGATTCATCGGGATGGTAAATCACGTCCTGATAAAAGGTTTAAGAACATTCTAACACCGAAGAAACAATCAGCAAACAAAAGGAGGAAAAAGAAATAAATCTTAATCTTTATACTTAACACTGAGTATAAAGAATAAAGAATGAATCCTAATCAGTTCTTTATTCTTTATATTTTCTCTGAGTATAAAGAATAACACAGGATTGAATGTAAACTATTGGTCAGTGGTGTGGTTTATTCTTTACATTCAGTCCTGTCTTATTCTTTATATCTTGCAATCCTTGTTTTATTCTTTATACAAACTGGGGTTGTGCCAATCCTAAAGGTGTCACAACCCCACGTTGGCAGGTTCCTGTGGATCCGGTAATTTATGGGGGTCGTTCACCACCACTGAACCATGTTCACCACCATCACCGATCGCAAGGCATTCGGCGCAACCTACCAATGGGCGATCCTGTCGGTTCTGCCGATGGATGGGGACAAAACCCGCCACGGTCTTGGACCCTCTGAGATCAACCGGGCGCTGGGGATGCCCAAGGAGGCACGCACCACCGTTTCCATCCTTCTTAAGGAGATGGCGGCACAAGGGATGGTGCGCCGCTATGAATACAGCATTGGGCGCCGCTCCTTTGTTTCCTACAAACGCCTCCTGCCGCTTCGCAAGCGTGAGCGGATCGCCCGGTTCCTGGGAGTGTGAACTAATGTTAACGGGGGGGCATTCTCCCCCCCTTACTCTTTACCATTAGATCACGCGGGGCAGAACCCGCACCAACCAAACCACCGGTAAGCATCATGCGCCATCCCATCATCCGCCACAATGCCATTCCCGCCCATAACTTTAGCGGGATCATTAATGCAATTGAAGAGGCACAGAATCGCGGTCTTAAGCGAATCACAATGCGATTCCAAGACTTTATAGTTAAACCCTCGAAATATCAGGGAAAAATGTATGTTTTTTCTCACGATAAAGAGGTTAATCAGTGGGGCACAATGAGCAACATTTATCTGGGTTGGATCACTTCTAACGCCACTAATCTGGGTGAGGTTGATCTAATCAAACGGGTGCAATCCGTCGCCGCTGATCCTTACTCTGCCGCTAAACTTTACGGGCAGAATACTGGCACCTGCTCGTGTTGCGCTCGTGAACTAACTAACCCTCTTTCAATAGAGTTAGGAATCGGTCCTATCTGTCGGGAAAAGTTCGGACTCTAAGTTACACTTAGCGGGCGGCAGTTCTTTATACCCTGCCGCCCCAATCTTCGTAAAACACAGTGCCCCGCGCGGGCGGGGCGCCGATGATCCGATCCATGCCCCCCCCGTATATAAAACCCCTAACTACCCTAATCTATAAAGTGTTACGATCGCGAAGTAAATATAAAACGCTTCTCGATTCAAAAAATTTTTCGTGCCCACAAAAATCCTCAAAGTCCTATATAAAAACTAGAGAAGAAAACATGAAAATGAAAAAAAATCGCGCAGAAAATTTAACAACCGTAGAGGTGGATACAGTTAGCGGTGAATTTTTTATCACAATTCCCCAGTGGATTCTCGATGAGAAGGGATGGTATGAGGGCACAAACCTAAACATCGAGGTTGATGGAGATTGTCTGATCGTGACTGACCGAGGTTGACAAAACCTACATAATACCGTATGATATTGCAGTAACAACTTTCTATTATGTCTAAAGGATTTACAGTAAAAGCAAAAACGCCTGCCACGAATTCAGATTCCGCCGCCACCACGTGGGATTATGAGCAGGCAAAAGAAATGCTGAGGGGCAAGACAATCGTATTTTGTCTCCCAGGACGTGGAGTTTCATATCAATTCCTCAAGTCCTTTGTGCAGATGGCATTTGACTTGGTGAAGTGCGGAGCATCTATCCAGATCTCGCAGGATTATTCGTCAATGGTAAACTTTGCACGTTGCAAGTGTTTAGGAGCGAACGTTCTGCGTGGACCTGATCAACTTCCGTGGGATGGAAAACTTAATTATGATTATCAACTTTGGATTGATTCTGATATTGTTTTCAACACAGAAAAACTTTATCAATTGGTTCTGATGGACAAAGAAATTGCAGCAGGTTGGTATTGCACTGAGGACGGTCGCACCACATCAGTTGCTCATTGGCTGGACGAAGAGGACTTCCGTGGCAATGGTGGTGTGATGAATCACGAAACGCTTGAGAGTATCTCCAAGCGCCGCAAACCATTCACTGTTGACTACACAGGATTTGGATGGGTCCTGATTAAGAACGGAGTATTTGAGCACGAAGAGATGAAGTATCCCTGGTTTGCTCCCAAGATGCAAGTATTTGAGTCTGGTAACGTTCAGGACATGTGTGGAGAGGACGTATCCTTCTGTCTGGATGCAATCTCAGCAGGTTTTGAGATTTGGTGTGATCCTCGCATTCGCGTTGGACACGAAAAGACTCGCGTTATCTGATGACAGACAGAGAAAGATACTCAATTCTCAGTGATGGTCAGGTTTTATACACAAATCTGACCGAAGATGAGTATTTTGACACCATGGACATCCTCTCAGAGCAATTTTATAAGACAGGATGTCCATCTCCCGACTCTATTGAAACAAAAATTACACTAATCGAGGACTAAAATCATGGCAAGATCAAAAGTTGGCAGTGGACTCTACAAAACCTCATATTCTCCGGGTCCTCCTAAGAAGACTCGTCAGGGAGATGGTGATGGAACCAAGTATGCCGCTACCGCTCGTAATAAAGCTCGTAAAAAATACCGGGGACAAGGCAAATAATTCTTCAAATCCTCCCTTTTGGGGGGATTTTTTTGTGCAAAATCAAGAATAAATAAAATTTTTAGAGCATCATCGAATTGAAAAACATTTCCATGGGTAAGCATATACTCTTAGAGGTATATGATGTCAAATTTGACACATTAAATGACATAGATTCGCTCAAAAAAGTCATGATCGACGGCATAAATCGTTCTGGCATGACCATTTTGAACGTTTTTTCACATTGTTTCATACCACAAGGTTGCACAGTCGTCATTACACTTGCAGAAAGTCATGTTTCTTGTCACACCTGGCCCGAAAACGGTTGTTTAGCGATCGATATTTACACTTGTGGCGAAAAAAATCCCGGAATTATTGCAATTGAACTGCTAAAATACCTAGATTCTTACAATTACTGTTATCGACAGATGGATAGATGAGAAAATAGTTGATAAATATTTAAAAACTTTCTAAAAAATGGCAGTAACTAGGGTATCTAGATCTTTTAAAGATATTAGTCTATCCTTTGATCCACATCCGGTAACAAAAGACATCCCAATTATCAAAGATCGTAATGCAATCATACGTTCGGTTCGAAATTTGATTGAAACAATGAAAAATGAGCGCTTTTTTAACTCGGATCTTGGTTCAGATGTAAGGAGTAGTCTCTTTGACTTCGTAGATTATGGAACTGCCATTGAAATTCAGGAAAAAATAAAGGAAGTTATCATAAATTATGAACCAAGAGTTGAAAATATCGATGTTGAAGTGGAACCATCACCAGATGAAAACACTTTTGAAGTTACAATTATATTTGATGTCATTGGACAAGAAATTCCAACACAACAGTTCTCATTCATCCTAGAGGCAACAAGATAAAAAAATGCCTTTTACCAAATTTACAAATCTCGATTTCGACCAAATAAGAGATTCCATCAAAGATTATCTTAGAGCAAACTCAACATTTACTGATTTTGACTTTGAGGGATCTAATTTTTCAGTTTTAATCGATACACTAGCATACAACACCTACATCACTGCATTTAATAGCAGTATGATTGTTAATGAGTCCTTTTTAGACTCTGCAACATTAAGGCAAAACGTTGTTGCTCTTGCAAGAAATATTGGATATGTTCCAAGTTCAAGAAAAGCGGCAACTGCAAATGTATCTTTCAATATTGAAGTGGATCCGGTAGAATTTCTTGCGGATAATACTCCAATTTATCCTGCAACACTTACATTAAGACCTGGACTAGTTTGCACAGGAACTGTAAGATCTTCTTCATTTGTATTTTCAATTAGTGAAAGTATCACAACGACAGTAACAAATGGTGTTGCATCATTTAATAATATTGATATTAAGGAAGGAACACTTTTAACCAAAAGATTTACAGTAGATTCTTCCATAGATCAAAAATTTATTTTAGATAACTCTTTTATTGACTCAACAACTATAAGAACTTATGTTAGATCAGCAAATGATGTCGGTCTTGGTGATCAATATAGATTAGTAGAAAATATTGTCGATGTTGATAGAAACTCTTTAGTTTATCTCCTACAAGAAGTAGAGGGTGAAAAGTATCAATTACTGTTTGGTAATGGTATATTTGGAAAAGAACTTCAAAATGCAGATGTAATAACTGCAAATTACATTATAACATCGGGTAAAGATGGTAATGGAGTAGATTCATTCTCATTTGCGGGAACTTTGAGAGATGATAGAGATAATATTGCAATACCAACAAATACGGTTAATGTAACTACAAATAGAAAATCAATTAATGGATCTGATATTGAAAGCATTGATTCTGTTCGATATTTTGCACCAAGATTATATTCTTCACAAAATAGAGCAGTAACCAGCACTGACTATGAAACTATTATAAAATCTAAAATCTACAAGAATGCAGAATCTGTTTCTGTTGTTGGTGGAGAAGAACTAGATCCTCCTCAATATGGAAATGTTTTGATTAGTATAAAACCAAAAAATGGAACGTTTGTATCTGACTTTGATAAAGAGCAGATTCTATCAGAACTTAAGAGATATAGCATTTCTGGAATTAATCAGAAAATAGTTGATCTTAAGATTCTATATGTTGAAATTAATAGTTCAGTATATTATAACTTTAATAGAATTTCTAACGTATCTGATCTGAATAGTAAAGTAATATCATCACTAACTTCTTATTCGAAATCAGTAGATTTGAATAAATTTGGTGGAAGATTCAAGTATAGTAAAGTATTGCAGATTATTGATAATACAGATTCTGCAATTACATCCAATATTACAA